CTCCACCGATAGCCTTCGGAGCTTTAGTAGGAGTAGTGCCTACTGCGGCTAGGGCATAGAGAGAGAAGGTGGAGTATTGCTGAAATACTGAACCACCGTCAATAAAAAAAGTTATTGAGGTTACTGTTCCCGAGCTTGATGGTGTAAATAGTCCAGCCGTTAATGTTGCATACGAGCTAGTTCCATTGTTTTCCATAACTGCATCTACTGAAACAGATTTAGAAGCAGAGGTAACATTGTAATTTGGAATGTAAACTTCGGCGTTGCCAAAGGTGTTATTGGTTGCGTTTGCTCCAGTTACAGTTCCGCAATAAATCAGGTTTGTGCCTGAGATGTTTGACCCTGACGCTGCCGATGAACCTGTGCCATATAAAGACTTAGCCGAGTAATGACCAGAAGCTGTATCGCCATTGAGTTGCAGATACAAGTCAGAATAAACCTGACCAAGATTGCCTCGCGCACTAACAACAACCTTCAAATCCGTATAACCAGTCTGAGGTATGTTGTTGAAGGTGACGCTAGAAGCGCCAGCCAATCCTACGGTGATTCTTTCTAATAAAACATAATTTGCAGCCATTGTCGCCTCCTACTTAGCGTAACGCAAAACGATTAGTCCGGAACCACCATTACCGCCAGCAGTTTGTGTGCTTGTGCCAGAGCCGTTACCGCCACCGCCACCTCCGCCAGAACCAGTATTAGGTACGCCAGCACTTGCCGCTGAGCCAGTTGAGATTGAGCCGTTGCCGCCTCCACCTAATCCACCAGTTGCGATTGTTCCATTAGAGTTGTTACCACCAGCTCCACCGCCAGCGATGTAACCATTTACTCCGTAACCAGCGGCTTGCACAAGTGCAGCCAATGTTCCCCAGTTGGTAACGGTGTTTGTTCCATTACCGCCAGAACCACCAGAAGAACCTGAACCAGCTCCACCAGCAACGGCAAATCCACCACCACCACCTGCGCCTGTTGCAGGGCCAGATGAAGATGCAGAACCACCATTAGAACCTTGCGAGCCAGTACCTACCGCAGCGCTGCTATTACCAGCCGCACCACCACCTGAACCGCCGTTTTGTCCCGCCAAGAATGTTGTACCAGAGCCATTACCACCACCTGCTCCGCCGCCAACTGCGGCGGTAAGAGATAGCGAGCCACCAGTCACATTAGAGTTGCCACCGTTTGTTGCATTAGAAGCATTACCGCCAGCTCCGCCAGCGCCAACTGTGCAAGTATAACCAGTACCAGAAGCAAGAGATACTGCCGCGTTAGCTAATACGCCACCTGCTCCGCCACCGCCTCCTGTCCAATAACCTCCACCGCCACCACCCGCAACAACCAAAATATCAGCCGTCAAATTGCGGGAAGGAGTGAATGTGCCTGAGCTACCAAACGCGTGATAGTAATAAGTCGAGTCTTGGGTGATAATTCCACCAGTAGCGTAGGCACCAGTGTCAGCGTTAGCTATTCCATACAAGGTATAAGTAGAGCCTACTGGAATTGACTTGCCGTTATTATTAGCAAGAGTTATCGAGGTAATAGCCGCTGTACTACGCCAAGTAAAAACAGCCTTAGATATATCGCCGCCGCCGTTATACCCACCAGTGGTATTTCTGTACTCAAAAAGCCCAGACTTGTATGAAGACGTTTTTGCATAATTCATAATATGCGCGGTTACTGGGGCGTACAAGCTAGTGCTAGAGTATGGCAGTCCATTAGTCGTTGTTATATCAATAATGTTACTATTTGTATTTCTAACTGAACCTTTAGTGGTGGAACCATCCGTGTACATAACAGTGTTTGAGTAGTTTCCGCTTGCGTTATCTGTATTAAAGTACATGGTAGGGCCGCAGCCAGCAGATTGACCTTGTACATCTGCAATAACTATTAAATCTGTATAGGTCTGCGGAATAGACGCAAATGTTACCGAGGGCGCGGCCGAACCAGTTACTGTTATAGTTTGAATAGCCACCATAGTATTAGTTGTCATATTTTTGCCTACCGTATTCCATAAAGAGAAAAACTAGTTCCAGCCGCAAAAGTACCAGCGGATGCGGTTATAGTCATTGTATTTATAGCGGAAGTAACAGAAAAAAAGCCAGAGTATAACCAAGTACGGCTAGCAGTTGTGCCCGCGTTATTATCGAATCCGCCAACAAGTTTTACAGTTTTATTCTTATTGTTGCTTGTGTAATCTAGGATATCTGCCACGCCGACTAGCGGAACGTTGGCTGTATTAAAATATCCTTGGTCTAAATACATTCCAGCAGATGTTCCTGCTTGGCTGCCAGATGATGCGCTTGACCCGTTACCCCATAAATAATGCTCGTATACATCTCCAGAGCCATTGAGCGTCATATTTATATCAGCAGCTGTTCCATTAAGATAAGTAAAACGAAGCTGTAAGTTAGTATAAGTTTGAGGTATTGCGCTGAAAGTAATGCTTGAGGAGCCGCTAGGACTTACGCTTGCTAGAGCATCCATAGAACCAACTAGCACGTAAGGGTTATAAGTAACAGCGCTAGAAGGCGAGCTAGCTACAGATGTGCCGTAGGCGTTAGTTGCAGTTACAGTGAACGTATACGTTGTTCCAGAGGTTAATCCAGCTACAGTAATACCACTGGAAGCTCCAGAGGCTGTGATGCTTCCTGGGCTAGAGGTCACTGTGTATGAGGTAATAGGTGAGTTACCAGTGTTAGACGGAGCAGTAAAGGTAGCAATAGCTGTAACTGGGTCTACGCTCAAACCAGTAGGCGCGGAAGGCGCTGTATAGGTAAGTGGTACGCCCCAGCCATTAGCAGTGTAAACAATAAGACCGCCAATTGTAGTATCAAAGTAAGTATCACCTAATAGTGGGGAGGCAGGACGATTAGCGGTGGTGCCGCGACCACCGTTATTTGCGATATTACGCGCTTTACTCATCGAACCTCCTTACGTAGAACTTATTAAGCTGTTAGTGCGGCAACTTCATCGGGAGTCAATCCCAATGCTGTTAACTTGGCTACAGCGGCTGCTTTTGCATCTGCCTTTGCCTTCTCTGCTGCATCGGCGGCTGCTTTGTCAGCGGCGGCTTGTGCGGCAGCGGCTTCAGCAGCGGCAATTTCTTCAGCGGTTTGTGGGCGAGTGGTTACTTCGCCAGTCTCGCAATTTACTTCGATTACATCTGCCATGATTGCTCCTTAGTTATGAGTTTTTAATGCCGTACAAATATGCGGTGGAGTATTGTTGAAGATTGGCGCCAGATAAAATTGTTAATGAGGTAATTGCTGCCGTAAATCCAGAACAATAGCCATCAGAAATTCCTGTATAGTTTGCCGTTGAAGAACTGTTTTCTGTTACAAAATCGCCAGATAAAACTTTTAATCCGCTTCCTGCATAATTGGGAATATAAATTTCAGCATTTCCAAATATACCGCTAGTCATTCCATTAGTAGAAGTATATTGAGCATAAGAAGCAGTATCATTAGAATCGGTTAGGCTTTGAACTGAACTTCCGTTATAAGTAATAAGGTATATTCCATAGTATCCTGTAGTTGTTGAGTTAAACTGTATTCCGAGGTTCGCTTGGCTACCAGAGTTACCGCTACGAACAGAAATTTTTAACATTAAATCTGTATATGTCTGCGGAATAGAAGAAAAAACAAAATTAGATACGCTACCCGAATTAGCATTAGCCGATGCAATAAGTGTTGGACCAAGATTTGCCATAATTATGCCGCCGCAATTCCGTAGAGAGTAAAGGTTGAACCAGAATATAAAGTTTGTCCCGAGTTGGCGCCAATAGTAATTGAAGTAATTGCATTTGTATTACGCCATAAAAGAGCAAGCATCATTGTGTAATAACCTATTGTGTTATCTCTCAAGAGAACTGTTTTATATGTTGAAGAACTTGAGTAATTTATAAAATCAAAAGATGCAATTCCTGGCCAACCCGCAGTTGAAGCATTAACGCCATTTTGATTCCAATAATTTACATTGGATTGCCTGTCTGAAGTATATGATGAACCGTTTGCATAAACGCGAGTAGAACTATAAAGCCCAGAAGTAGTATCTCCATTTAATGAAATAGCCATATCGCTAACATTTCCAGAACTGGTTGTCTGCAACTGTGCTATAACTCTTAAATCTGTATATGTCTGAGGAATGGAACCAAAAGTAATTGCATTAGTAGATGAACCGCTAACGGTTTGCGTTGCAATCGGTACATAGGTTTGTGCGCTAGCCATGTTATTTCACCCCGTAAAGTGCAAATTGAGAATACTGAGTAATCGTTGTGCTACCGCCGTTTATAGTAAAGTTGATAGCGTTGACGGCAGTAGAAGAATTGAGCCAAGCGCCGCCGAAAAATTCAATCTTGCCTGAGCCATTCATATCTTCGCCAAAAAAGTGACGGATAGTTTTATTTTTATTTGTGCTTGCGTAATCTAAAATATCCATAACTCCAACGGTGTAAATACCGCCAACCGTTCCATCAACATAAACTTCACCCCAGTTGCCCGATGTAAGTCCGGTTCCATTACCACCAGCGACAACGCTAGAGCCATCGCCAACTAAATAGTGCCAAGTATAGTTTGTTCCAGAATCGCTGTTAAATCTCCATGGCGCGCCGCCTATGCTTGTCGAACCAGAACCTTTAACAATATACCGAATCTGCAAATGAGTATAAGTGCTTGGGATAGAAGAAAAGTTAATTGCGCTTGCCCCACCTGAACCAACGGTTACGGTTTGAAGCGAAACAATATTGCTAGAAAACGAATGCCCCGATATTCCAGAGGCTATAAACCCGTTACCTATGATTGGTGTTGGCATTTTTATGCAATGTCCCCAAGTACAGTAAAGATGTTAGAGGCTGTGCAGATTATGCTTGCTCCCGAATACTGAGTACGCAGCTTAGGCGCCGCAGCGGTAGCTCCAGTAGAGGTAATTGTTACACCCGAACCAGCTGCAAGAGTAACCTGTCCAGCAGCAATCTGTTGGATGTCAATTACCTGTCCTGCGGCAAATACTGAAGGGGGAACAGTCAGGGTGATAGCGCTGGCATTAGATAAGGTTACAAGCGCGCCAGCATCAGATGCCTGCAGTGTGTAGCTAGTGCCTACCTGCGCGTTAAATGTTAGAGCAGGGGCTGCTCCATATGCGTAAGACAAAGCAGTCCACGCTGAGGTACCGTTACCAATCTTAAACTTAGCTGTGTCAGTCTCGTAACCAATTTCGCCAGCAGCTAGTGTTGGGTTGCTTGAGGTCCAGTTAGCAGCAGTATCGCGGCGTTGCTGTAGGCGTGTTGTCATTGATTTCTCCTAAGTTAGAAACTGACCGTTGAAGCACCAGCGTCAATGGTGTAGGCCCAGGTTGTTACAGTTCCGCCAGAAGCTCCCGCATCGTAAATGATGTCTGGGTTAGCTCCAGCAGCTCCGCCATCAACATACAGAACCATAAAGTTCGGTACAGCTCCCCATTTTACACCATTTGTTTGTGTTGAGTCCGCTGTAAGAACTGTGCCGTTGGCGCCCACGTGTACGGCACTAAGGCTGCTTGGTCCTAGAGCTACTGGTATATCGCCCTTAGCTGAGGCTGTTGTTACCGTGAATGAGCCAAACGTAATAATCTCAACAATATCTGTTGCAGAAAGGGCTACCGAAAATGTAATTGACGAGCCATCGTTTGCCGTGTAGTCAGTTCCGCGAACTATTTGAACACCGTTTAAGTGAACAAGCTCTTTAGCAGGGGTATACCCCAAGACAGTTCCAGAATCATCCATTCCAGAAAGTGTGGTTTCCCCGCCCACCGCCGTGTACTTCCAGCGGGTAAGGGTGGCTGTTCCTGGAGGTCCCGCAGGGCCAGTACCTACTTCTACCCATGTTGAGGAGTAGTAGATAAAAGTTTGAAGTGTTAAGGAGTTATACCAAAGAGAGCCCGTACTAGGGCTAACGGGAGCGGTGTCCGATACAGTCATTGCCGCTGGAGCAGCACCGCCAGCAGCTACCCATGAAGAGCCGTTGTAGCTGTATAGGGTCGAGTTAGTGGTGTTGAAGTATAAGTCGCCTGATACAAGGGTAGGTAACGTAGGTGCGCTTGCTAGCGCAGGTACGTTTACAGGTACAAGAGACTTACGGCTCATGTACTACTACCCGAATACTACGACGCGATATTGGCTAGATGTAGGGGCTACAGAGAACGCCAGAGTTATCGTATTTGTAGTCGCATGCGTTACATCCGCCATAACTTCTGCGTACGAGGTTGCATCGTAGAGAGTTACTTGTACATCGCGTGTTCCGAGGTTGTGGGTGATTGTAATAGAAGTAGAGGTTCCGTCGCCTACCGCAGCAGCATACTTACGTACAACTACCGAGGTATCGATAGCAGCGGTAACCGCAGAAGAGCCGTTAAACGAGGTTCCTGTAAGGCCAGTTCCAAGCGTAAGAGCGTTAGTGGTGTTGGCGGTAATTGTGGTTGAGCCGCCAAGAGCTACTGTGTTTCCGTTTACAGTTACTGAGGTGTTAGTAAGGGCTACTGTTGAACCAGATACTGTGATGCCTGTACCAGCGCCGACAGCAAGACCAGAAGAGCTGGTGCTTAAACCAGAGTTTGCTGGAAGAAGGATAGCGGCTCCAGAAGGTCCTGTTTGCAAGCCACCAGATGATGTTGGATTGAAGAAGAAATTGTTTCCGCTTAGGGCAACACCGTTAGAGGCGGTATATGTACCCGCTCCAGAGAACTGACCCCAGGAAATTGGGTCCGTTCCAATAATAATTCCGTCTGCTGGGTTAGAGGTAAGGCTTCCTTCATTTACTTGAACCCAACCAGTTTTGCCATAAGTGTTTCCGTAAGCAACAAATACAAAGTCACCAGCAACTACTTGACCAGAGATGTGGTTGTCATAGTCAGTTGCGCGAGTAAATACAATGTTTTGTGCGCCAGCTCCGTTGTTAGTAACAACGTAAATACCGTTTACAATCGAAGACGCTCCAGCATAGGCTGTTACACCGCCAGCAATAAGTACGCGGTCGTTAACTTGTAGAGGGTCTGGGCCAGAGTCAACAGTAAGAGTTCCTGTTGCTGAAAGTGTAATTGTTGCACCGACGCCAGTACCGCCATCAGCTCCAGTAGAGCCAGGTGTGTAGGTACCAGCAAGAACGCCAGAGATGAGGTACTCAACAGAACCATGCACGTTAAGCGAGCTAGCTGCCGCATCAACGTAGGCCTTGTTAGCAGCGTCTGTGGATGCTGTTGGAGAGGCAAGGTTTGTAATCTTGTTTGAGCCAGCGTTAAGAGATGCGCTAAGAGAAGTTCCAGAACCAAGAGTCTTGTTAGTTACAGTCTGTGAAGCTGTGTTAGTTGTAATAACGTCGCTGTTTACAGTAGCTGTTCCAGAAGGACCAAGGTTGATGTTACCTGTAGCATCAATTTCTACGCCGTAGGTAGAGTTAACAGTAAGGACGCCAGTTGAGTTATTGGCAGTAATGGTGTTGTTTAGGCCACCAGCTCCGCCACCACTCTGGATGTACATTGGGCCAAGAATCTTTGGAGAGGTAAGAGTCTTGTTTGTAAGAGTGTCTGTGGTGTTAGGTCCAATACCTACTTGCTGCCATGTAGAGCCGTTTGAGTAGTAGATAACATAGGTATCAGTTGCATAGTAGAAAGAGCCTGAGGCTACTGCCGTAGCTGCTGGGCGTGCGGAAAGAGTGCCCGAAGATACGCCTCCAGCAAGTGCCCAGGCGGTACCGTTGTAGATGTAAAGGCCATTGAGGGTAGTGTCGTAGTAGATTTGGCCTGTTACTGGAGAAGAAGGCGCCGATGCAAGATTTTGAATACGAGCGTTTTGAAGCTCGTTTTTCGTTAAATCAATCGGTGTTAAAAATTTACGGGACATCTACTCTCCTTAAGAAAGGTACGCGTTTCCGCTAAACGCTGATGAAAAAGTGACCGTAAGTTGCTTCGTATTAGTGTACGTAATTTCTCCTTCAACTATGTTACCAGCTGAATCTTGAACTGTAACGTTAGGTATCCACCCTAAATTATGAGTGATAACCCAAGAGCTTGAAGGAGTATTTTGTACAAAGTGGTAAGCAACCACGGGGGTGTTCATTGCGCCAGCATAGATTTGATTAACCTGTACTGGTTGTGGGGTAGTTGGCGTTACTGTAACGACAACGGGTTGTGTTTGAGGGTATACGTTAGTCAAGTGTCACCTGCTGTTGTACGAATACTTGTCCCTTAACGTAGGTTTGTTCAAAGCTAGGGTTTGATGGGTCAGTTGCTTGAAGGTCCCAGAACGCGCGAACAGGAAGATAAGCGGTGGCGGAAGGGTCAAGGCTAAGCTGAATAATTCCGTTAGGGCCATCAACAACTGCGACGTTAAAGGTGGCGTACAAGGACGGTGCGTCTGGGTACGTACGAATCTGCGCCTTAAATACCAAGTTGGTAACGTCAAATGGAAAGGTAAATTGCTGCGACCAAGAATCGCCTTGGTAGATTTGAATGTCGTAAATGCCAGCGTACTCTGGTAGTGGGGAGCGGCCAGTAAGGTCGTTGTGGATGTAGACGCGCTCTGGGCGGCGTGAATCGTCCACCTCTTGTCCCATGTAAATTGGGACGTACTTGTTGGTGGTACGAGATGTACGAATAAGGGTGCCCATCTCAATACGCCATAGTCCAACGTTAAGCTGTGCGCAAAGGGTCTTGTATTGTTCCCAGCGCTGTTGGATAATTGTGCTTAGCTGGCGGTAGCGCTCAGAGCGGGGAATGTTAACTCCGTCTGGGGCCTGGATGTCAATGTCAAATGCGGCATCTGTAGCGAGCGCCCAAAGAGCTTCAATGGTAGCCAAGATAGCTACTGGGTACTCTTCAACAGGTGGGATAGAGGCAATAGTTATCGCGCTGCCAAAAGCATCTGTGCGGTTATACGTGTGCTGATTTACGGCGTCATTTACAAAGTTAGTAAGCTCTGCGTCTAAAAAGTAACGGTCTTGAAGGCCTTGAACGGTTATAGCCACATTAGCTGCAGGAGCTATTTGAAAGGTAATAATCCCAGTATCTTGTTCTACGGAGTATCCAGTCGGATAGGCTACTGGGGACCCGTTTACTGTAACGTATAGGTTGGTAATCTCAATGGGCTTAATGCCAGTAGCAAAGACTTTTGTAGAGCCATCGCCAGTAGCTGTAAAGGCGAAGTTCTTTTGTAAATCGCCTAGCTCTAGACGTACTCGAGAGAGTATGTTAGATAGAACAGCCACTTAAACTCCCTACACTACGGTAGATATAATAATGACGGTAAAAAGTAAAAAAATCTGCGCAAACGAAGAAGGCGAGCCCGAAGGCTCGCCCACTAAGATAGAAATGCTTAGAAACTATTAGCTAGGTAGCCCTTTTCCTTAAGGTGCTGGGCCACGTGCTTAGTAACCTTGTACTTCTGTCCCGCCTTGAAGTTGTAGTTATTACCAGCGCCAAGAGTCATGTTCTCTAGGTCCTGGACTACGCGAATCTCAACATTGCTCTCGTCTCCGCCTACTGTTACGGCTTCATCAACGATTACTGTTTGGCGCTCTGGGACAGTCGCATCAATAACTTCAGTCTCAAGCTTTACCTTTGCCTGTGCTGTAGCCATTGACATTTCATTGGCGCGCTCGACCATAGCTTCTTGATTGTCTGCAATCATCTGCTCGCGAATACGGCCAGTTACATCTGTGGGCTTTGCTTTAGCCATTAAATCCTCCATGTTAGTGTCTCGGTTAGATAAGGCGGGGACCGAAGCCCCCGCCCTTTAAGCTATTTAGTTTTTTATTAGTTGGTCTCGGCAATTACTACGGACTGGTCAGTGATTAGACCAAGACCGAAGATTGAGTACCAAGCAAGCGCGTGCTCACGACCGAAGTCCAAGATACCGCCATCGCGGAGTTCTACTGGGAGTGAGATTGCGTGACCAAATGCGTTATCTCCAATGAAGATAGCTGAGTAGCGGTCAGATGCGCCGTTTCCTGTGTATGTTGCAGGGGTTGTGTAACCTCCGCCAGGAATTACTGTTGGGTTAGCAACAGCTGTGTCGGTTGTGTAGCCAGAACCTGCACCGCCAGCAACCTTGAGAACCTGAGTGGTCTCAATGAAGACTGTGTCGTACAAGCGGCCGATTTCACCGAGCATGAAGTTACCTGGAGCAGCGTACTTCGTGACTTCGATGAATTCAGGCATGTCGCGGAGACGACGTGACTGGTGTGGGTGAACGAAGGCCACGTAGGTCTCGCCCAACCGAGGGATGTTCTTGGTTGCTAGTGTTTCTGCAGCATCCTTGATGGTACGAGGTGTCAAGTAGTATGAACCGGTCATAGAAGCACGGTTGGTGCCTTCTGTGCCGTATGCGTACCAGTTGTTGACTGCTGAGAGGTTTGAGCGGTCTTCACCGTAGATGGTTGAAGAAGCTGAGTAGAGGGTGTCGCGTGAAAGCTGGTCAAGATAGATAGCCATGTTGCGACCGAGCAAACGTGAAGCAGAAGCCATCACGTCGTCGAATGAAGCGTTGAGCAAGAGCTCAGACACTGCAAGTGCGTAGCCGTGCTCTGCAACAGTGATTGAGAACTGTTGAGCGGTCAACGCGTTGGTCTGCATACGAACACCTTCGACAAGCGGTGAAGCGAAGCCGAGGTTGTTGTAACGCATGAAGTTGATTTGAAGACCAGGTGCAACACCTAGTTCGGTCTTCTTGACTGCAAACTGTTCAAAACGAAGAATTGGCATTGCCTGGAACAAGATTTCCTTGGACCAAATCGTTTGAATGGCTTGAGTCAGCTGGGTATTTGTACCCGAGTAGGCTGTAGGTGAAGCGGCAAGATTGCCAGTACCTGTAATACCTGATGCCATTTAGCTTTGACTCCTTATAAGTAGGTTTTTTTAGTTGAGGTTTTTAGCCGAGGAACCCTTGAGAACGGCCACGAGCAGAGTCGCTCAGTAGCTTATCTCTGTACTTGGCGTATTCGTTTACCGACATAGACGCAATATCTTGCGCTGTGAACTGACGTGATTCCATATTAGTTTCCAATGGTCCAGCTGTTGGAGCATTTGTGCTTGCTCCGCGCATCTCTTTACGGGCATTCTGCATAGCAGATTGCGCCGATTCAAGAATTCGTTCAGAACGAGACTTTAGTCCCTCCACGCTTGCTTGAATCTCTTCGCGGGTATTACCCTGAATCAAGTCCAGCAAGTCAGGAATGATGCTTTCGCGTTCCTGTTCGATTAACTGTTGGCGATAAGCCTGCAAATCTGCAAAGGTCTTTTCACGCTCCAGAAGAGCGAAGGCCGTTTCACGTTCTTGACGCTCACGTGCCAACTGCTCCTGCCACTCTTGTTCTTTAAGCTTAAGAAGTTCCTTGGCGTCCAAGTCGTTCTCAAACTTAGCTTTTTGTTCAGCACCCTTAGCTTGCGCATCAGCTGCTTTACGAGCGGCTTCTTCTTCTTTTTCTTTCTTAAGAGCAAGAACTTCTTCCTTCAACTTTTCAAGCTGAGGGTAGACCTTGTCTTTCTCTTGAGAGCGAACACGAGCTAAATCCTCTTCAGTATAAAACTTCTGAGTAGTAGTCGTTTCCTTCTCGAGTCCAGATGCAACAGTAGGCGCGTCAACGCCCGACACATTTACGACTGGAGCTACGTTGGCTTCTGCTTCAAAAGCATCTGCCATTACTTCTGCAGTTTCAGACATGCTTATATCCTTTTATCCTAGGGGTCGTTTTCCGATATGAGAGCACAAATGACCTAACGTGTATTTCTAATTTTGCCGTACACCACGTTAAATAAAGGGTTAAACCACTTTATTTTTCGTAGTCTTGCGGAACCCTTCGTTGAGGAAGTTGTGTTCCGTAAGCATCAGTTACAAGGCGAGTGCGGAGGCCTTGTTCTCCTAGTTGAGCCGCGATAGTCGCGTCATCCAGAACGATAGGTGATTCTGGGGTGTTAGTTACCTGCTCACCAGCTGGGCCAGTAGAGGTCAAAGGTGTAGAAGGAGCTCCAGGGGCGCCACCAGGTTGAGCACCAGTAAGAGCAGCAATATCCTGGTCGATTTGAGTCTGGATGAGCTTGAGAGCGCCATCTGCAATAGCGTCGTCTTGAAGCTCTTGACGAATTTCTGTGAGCTTCTCTGCAGGGAATTCCTCGCCCAGAGTACGCAAAGCGCCTTCCTTTGATTCCAGACCAAGTGAGAGCTTGGACTGAATCTCGTTGAGCGCGATGAGCTTGTCGAGAGGAAGTGGTTGTGGGAAGTGAACATAAGACTGGTATGTGATTGGGTCGTTGAAATCAAGCTGTGCAAGCTGACCTGGCTTTAGCGGGGTCTGGCTTGAATCTGGGTCCCATACAAACTTCTCAGGTTCCTTTAGAGCAAGGTTAAGGAGGATAAGCTCATTAACGCGCTCTAGGCCATGTGCGTATTGAATAATCTTTTGGTGGTAGCGGTTCATCAAAGGCTGGAACTGAATAGATAGCGCTACGCCAGAGGTGTTAGAAATAGGCTGTGCTTGACCCAACGCGGTCTCGGGAACGCCAATCATTTCGTGCATAGACTTCTTCATCATTGCTAGGAAGTCCATAGCGCCCTTTAAGCCCTGTGCGCCGCCTTCAAGGTTCTCTACCTTTGCGTCTTTTGGTAGTCCGCCCCAGACTTTATTAGCGCCCTTCTCAAGCTGAGAAGCTTTTGCGCCTATGATGACCGTGACTGGCGCGGCGTGGTAGTTGACAATATCAGCAATGTCAGTAGCCGTTTCATTGTACGCACGGTTAATGTTAATAATATCGTTGCAGTCAGATAGACCCCAAGGACTACCA